TAATATAACTACCTAAAATTTTAAACCGGCTAAACCACTCTCAAATCTGAGAACGTTGTAATTTAGAGCATACACCCGTGTGTTATTGTAATCCGTTGTGGTTAATGGATCAATCTCAATTGTAAACAGTTTATGAGCTATACGACTCATATTCACCTGCCCCGTTGGATAGTAAACCTCTGGTTGTAAGGAGAACGAATACATACCAAATTTAGAGGTGCTAGAAGCTTGTGGAGCGTTTATATGATGTTTGAGAGGTTGTTCGTACGTCAGGAATAGATTGTTCCTATTGAAGACAACTTCATTGTTGAATCGAAGTT